CGAGGAGTAATCCGAGGTTTAAAAAGGGAATTTGAGTAAAGGTATCTTTGACCTTAGAATGGTGAAAAAGAGCAGAATTGATGGTAAAGAAATTTGGGTGGACATAATTCTTACCGACAGATAGGACAAATCCAGCACTAGTGATCCATTTCATCCAAATTGGATAAAATTCATCATTAGTACGGAATAAAATGTCATCTCCGTTGACCAAAGTAGGAAGGTCCTTGGCAGAAAAAGTCTTTCCAGTGTATTCTTGCAAAGCTCCATGGTAGCATAGTAAGTTAGCAATACATAAGATAGGGAAAGAAAGGGTGGAACCCATGAGTTGTCCGTTCTGTTGTTTAACATGAACGATCCACTCAGATGGGTCAAGTTTACTATTCGCTACAAATTTCGAATGTTCTTTAACTTTCGAATCCCTAGTTAAAAACACTTTATCATTAACAATGATTTTTGTTTGAAATTCGTCTTCTTGACAAACATCGACTTTTAAACCAAGCATAAGAGCTTGGGTGTACTTGGTTTCATAACTAATATCTTGTTCATAAAGAACAGATCGTAGTAAGGAAGCAGTAACAGGGTCAACGTTATGGTAAAGAAGAGTGTGTTCAAATATCAATTTAGTTAGATTAATGTTTAAACGGTCGGTAGCACCTTTGTAATCACCAGATACCCAGTAAGGAAAAGAAAGCCCAAGGGCTTTTTCTCGAAGTAGTAATTCTGTGAAAATGAGGGAACCACCGATAGGGACGGAAGTAAGAGAAAATTGTGGAAAATCTTGTAGGAGGTCATAGAGGGAGTGTTGGAATGACTGGGAAAAAGAAAAGAACTCAGCTGAGCCTTTTGTTATACCACGAACTTTCAAATTCTCTAAGAGAGGAACAAATTGAACCTGGGCATAGCCAGGATAGTCCTTAATAGAGTTCACATCGTTTAAAAACAATGAACGAAAGTCTTCTGTTCTTAAATTGAACCGAGAATTCTCAGTTAATTGTGACTGTTTATCTAGTACCATCTCGAACGGCTCAAGTCTGGTAGATACCATAGATGCAACATATGACCTTTGTCCACCTTGTCCTCGTTTTGATTCGAGGGAAGAAGAGGTTGAAGGTTCATATGAGATATTTTCGTATCGATCAGAAACATTGGGTTGAGAGAACATAGATTCCAGAAGCGGTCGGAACAGAGATTGAATTGAGTCATTCTCCACGGGTGGTGTGAGCATAGTTTTTGCATGGGAAACAACTTCGGATTCCACAAACAGGTCCGAAACATGAGC